TGTTGCCCCGCAGCTAAAGGGGGGGGTCGGTTCGGGTGTGTGCGGATGGGCTAAAAATATTCCTGCCCCCCGCGATTTTTAAGGGGGGGGTCTAAATATATATCAGCAACAAAACGCAACCAGATTGCCGGCCTGCCCTGCCTGCCATAGCGCCATCATAGCGCCATAGCCGCACAAACGTTGCTGACAGCCAATAACCGTCAGGCTAACAACCTGACCCCTAATGAACCAGCCCGCCCTGATCGGCATCCTCGCCGCTTCGCGCGCGTAGTTCTTGCGGTAGCTTGCTATCATTACCCAACCCATCAACCTCAATGCGTTCGCTTACTGCCCGCAAAGCGTCAACGTAACTGCTTTCAGCGCTATGTTCGACTTGCATACGATCGCCAAAGTTCTTGCTCGCCATCCTAGCAGCCGTCCACTTTAGTCCGTCTATTGCGACCCTTGCCGCATTGCTGTCTTTGATCTTACCAGCCAAAACAGCCAGCGCTATTTCAGCGACCTTTTCGCCATAGTAATTCCCTCTTTCCTCCTTCGCGACAGCGAAGGCGGCGGCAAATTTTGGGTCTTCCTTAGTCCAACGCCAGACAGTCGCCCAATCCGGCATATCGTCATCGCGACAGACGCTTGCATGGCTGCGCCCCTCGCTAATGCGTTGCAGGAAGTTTTTTACAACTTCCGGCGTTTTTTTGCTTTTTGCCATGAGAAACCTCTCGAGAACCGCTAAGTCATTCTTTATATTCAGTAAATAACCAACGGAGAGCGAAATGACTGATATTAAATTTAACAACCCGCACGAAGAATATTGCTTTAACAACGCGGCATATTTTACCGCTTGTCGCGGCAACCGCATCCAGCAAACCTTTAAGCGTATAGAGTTTGACAGCTTTGATGCTGCCGTTAATTATGGCCGCCAGCAAAACGATGGCCGCACTATGATTTACGCGGTAACAGCGCAAGGACGCGATGCGCATATTTGCAACGCTTAGTCGGCGTCCTCGTCTGCATCAGGAACATTGACTTCAACAAGGCCGCATTCCGCTGCGGCCTTTTTGCCGTCGCCCTTAACAAACACCAAAACATTTTGATGTGTCTTGCCTAGCTTGCGACTAGCTGCAAACTGGCGCCCTGCCCTTACTGGCAGCGATCCAACCGCAGTGACTAGGATAGCTTCATTATAGTAATGCAAGCCAGCCTGTCGGAAAGCCTCAATAGTATCGCCGACAAAGTTGTAATAATTACCAGCCTTATCCCTAACTTCGCCAACGACAAAGCAGGCAAAGCGGTTGTCTTTTAACAGCTTGCAGCTTTCGTTGATAATGTCGAAATATGCCTGTTTAAACTCAGCATAACCAAGCGTTGATAGATCGGCCGGATCATCGCTATAAACTTCCAGATCAGCATATGGCGGGCAGCTGTATATCAAGTCAGCTTGGACGCCATCAGCAAGCTTGCCAATATTGCGGCTGTCGCCAATATGCCAAACCGGCATCGGATCATCGCAAATATCATCGCCTTGCTGCCGGTTAGCTTCAACCTGTTCAGCGCGCAACTCGATGCCGACATATTGCCGGCCAAGCTTTGAGGCAACAACGCCTCTAACTGAGCCGCCTGCAAATGGGTCTAAAATGACGCCATCTTTAGGGCTGAACCAGCTATAACCAAGTTCGCAAAGAACAGGGTCAAATATGCTTGTGGCGTTCATATCGTCAGGCTTTCCGCCCATTAGAGCGTTCAGCCTATCTTGACCGCCGTACGTCTTGCCAAGCATAGATTCCGGCATAGCCCTGCCATGCCCATCGCCCCTAGCCTTGCTCTTGCTGTAATCTGTTGCAGGCCTTGCGCTTCCGCTTGGCGCCGCATTATCACCGCGCCCTAATTCGCTCTTGATGCCTAATGCCAGCCAACCGCGCTTGCGGTTTTGCCACCAGCCTTCGCGGGCTGACATGACACTGAATGGCGGAACACCAAAGCGATCCGATAACGAGCCTTTGACAGAGGTATCAGCGCCTTCATTTTCATCGTTATGGTCAAGAAGCGCATCTATCTCCGCAGGGTCAAACCCCATTAGATCAATATCAAAGCCATCGCCCAAAAGATCGTTTATTTCGATCTTTAGCATTTCCTCATCCCAACCAGCATTCAGCGCCAGCTTGTTGTCAGCTATGACATAAGCGCGCTTCTGCGCATCGGTTAAGCCTGTCAGCGTAATCGTCGGGACTTTATCTTCGCCAAGCCGCTGCGCAGCTTGTAAGCGCCCATGACCGGCGATAATGCTTTTGTCCTCATCTATGAGGATAGGGTTTGTCCAGCCAAATTCCTTAATTGAGGCAGCAACCTGCGCCACTTGCTCATCGGAATGCGTCCGGCTGTTTCTTGCGTATGGCGTCAAAGCTGTTACGCCATGCCAAACGACATCGAGGTCTCGCATCGAGTTGTCTCATTCAAATGTTTGAAAAAAGGAGCCGGCAAAAGCTTCATAGGTTTACACCCATCAACTCCCGCCGGCAAATCGCCGGCTCAGGAACCTTTCGGCGCCTCCTAGCATAACCGGCAATTAATCTATTCTGCCAAGACCCTATCATAATCCGTCCCTATGCGCAAGCATATGCGCATATATGTGCCTTTTTTGTTGAGTTATGCTTTTTAATGCGCATAATATGCCTACAAGTAATAAACAGGAGGCGATTATGACTGACGGAACAAAAGGCTTTTTATTTGAATGTGCGTTGTTTTTTGGATTGCTTTGCCCGCTGGCGATTAGCGTTGTTGGTGGCTCAAATAGCTATTTTTGGCGCTTTTTTGCTTGGATGATTGGCTAGTGCCAGAACTCATCAAGATTTATCGCGACCATCTGATCGGTTGGGAAACAGTCGCAGAATGCGAAAATTGCGTTGAGCGCTTTGGCGAATTGCGCGGCTGTTACGACTGCGATGGTAACGGCTGGCGCTATTTAACCGAAGATGAGGAGATAGAACATGAATGCCGGCGAAATAACGAAAATCATAGCCGAATGGGGTGTGAAGCAATTTGAACCCAAAACTAACGGCTGTGTATTTTTGTGAAAGCATCGTCCAAATCATCAAGACATAGCCTTAATATTTCCGGCGCAGCCTTTGGGTTGCGCCCTTTTTGTCTAGCCCAATCCGCAGCGCTGCGATCATGTAAGACAACTTCCTCGACGCAGCTATAGCTTTCCCTGCCCATGCGACGCGCTATTTTGTTAAAGTCAGCAAAAGCATCAGATGCGCGCTCTGTCATTTCTGCGCTTCCGCCTTTGGGCATTCCTTCCATGCTGCCGGTCATCTTTTGCGCCCTTCCTGCGGCGCGGTATAGCGCCAACAGCCGCGTGGCGGCCGCGTACTGGTAAGGCTCTATATGATTGTGCTTTAGATAGTAATCAATCCAAAGCTGGTCTGTGACGCGGATACGCTTTTTACCGGCTTGTCTGGTTTCGATCTCCTCGATGCTGTGTTTAGCTAAAAACTCAGGCGTCGGCAAAAGCGCATCTTTATCAGACATCTAACCACCCTTTCTGTTTAGCCAGCGCGATTATGTCAGGCCGGTTTTTTATGTAATATGTAGGCATAGCCGCATATTTGTGGACGAACTCTTCTTTGGTAGATGGAAACCACCGCTGGCTAATGCCGAAGTTTTCGTGCTTTGGGGTTGCTGCGATCTCGACATCTTCCCAACGACCTTGATTGAGCCATGTTGCGGGGTGGCAAATATATTTCGCATCCGTCTGATCGCGCCTGACCTTTTCGCTATAGGCTTTGATGCCTGCAAGCAAGGTTTCTGCATCAATGTCTTTTAAAGCTGCTTTATAAGCGCGCAATGCTGCTTTCTTGCCGACCCTTTTGGGTGAGTTTTCCCACCATTGAGAAAACGAATTGGTGATATCTTTATTGTTAATATCGTTTCTATTGTTTGGGTGAACGCTGTCTTCATCCCCCCCATGCAAGCTGTCTTCACCCCCCTCACGCACCAGCTCATGCACCCCTGCACCATTTGCACCCCCCTCAAGGTTTGGAAGCCGGTAACGATTGGCGAGGTTTGTATTGCCTTCGCGGACGTAATTTTTAACAACAAAGCCTAGTTCCTGAAGCAGCTTTATTTTATTTTGCGCTGTCCGATGGCTGCAATCAGCAACATCAGCCAGCCATTGCACCGACGGCCAAGCATAGCCAACATCAGGGTTAAAACGGTCGCATATGCCGATCAAAATAAGCTTTGCGATAGGGTCATCCAGCTTTTGTTCAAAAGCCCAACTAACAGCCTTGATGCTCATCTAACTCTCCTAATTTGCGCAAAGCGCTTTTCGGCACAAAAAAGGCGGCTCCATATCCGCCGTGATCTTTGCGCCACCGTTGCTGCTTCCCATCCGCAGCTAAAATCCAACCATGCACCTGATAGTTTGGAGCAGAGCCGGTCACTAAAATAAAAACCCTATCATCAGCGTCATCGTCGCGGATAATAAGGTCATAATGATGGCTTGAACGTGTCCTGACTTCCCAACCTGTCGAGTCAAGATCACCGCCCTCTTTGAATGTGTTGATTGAGCCGCCCCAATATTTTCCAAGCAGTTTGGCAACGGCAACTTCACCGCAGGCGCCTTCAACATGGTTTTGCCAATTGGCCGCATTTGGTTCGACTTTGTTTTTATAACCGCGCTTCAATGCCGCAATGTTGCGCAGCAAGCCAGTCGTGCCAGCTTGTGCCAGTTCGTAACTATTGAGCGTCACGTGGATCATTTTGCCATAGTCCTATATTCGTCTAGACCGCCGATATCTTTGTTGTATTGGATGCCCTTTTTGCAAACGCCGCAGATGCGATTTCCTTTGTGCGTGCTTTCAAACTTGCGCTGGCAGCGCAAGCAGCCCCGCATCGCTATATCCTCATTTGCTATTCTTATTGGCACTCGGCGGCCGCTGTAATGCTCGCAACAGCGCTGGACTTCATCGAAGCAATGGTCTGGAATCCGTTGCTGGTAATCGAACCAAAACCTGACGTGCTTTTCAGTTATGCCAATCCACTTAGCGATGCGCTTTATCCCTAGCGCGTAATTTCCATTTCCAGTTGTACGGAAAAGCGCGATCAAATCTTCTTCCTCATGCTTGCGGGGCAAATTTGTCGGAGGCTTTTTCATTTCAGCGTTCCATTTAAGAGATCGCAAAAATCTTCGTAATCAAGCACGGCCAATGGCTTTTGACGGTCTGCGCCAATAACCAAAATGTCGGCGCCGACTATATTGTCATAAATAAATTTGAAGCCGGTTGCGCGCTTTTTGGCCTCGATCTCCCACGTTGTCCGACCTTGCTTAATGATGATGTCATTTTTAAAGCCGGCGGCAGCGCCAGAAAGCGGAACCCGATAAGCCTCAAGACCATGCGCTTTTGCAGTGTTTACAAGCTCGCGCTCAAACCGCCCGCCTTTGTCGCGGCTGGCCTTACCCATGCGAGTCGCTTTCGTGCATTTCCAGCCAGTCTTGAAAAGTGACAGCGCCCTTAGTCATTTTATGGATTTCCATCATCCTCATCATGCGTGGCACTGTGCTTTTATATAAATATTTATGAACGGTCGCTTGGCAGACGCCCAACCGCGCCGCAAATTCTTTCTGCGATATGGCGTTTTCTACTAGATATTGGTTGAGTTTCATTTTGATACGCCACCTGTTGTTATGTTTATTATCAGGCATAATATGCGCATGAACGTCAAAGTCAACTCGCTTAGGAGCATATTTTTATTTTACGCGCTTAATAGTTGCATAAAAGTAAACATATGCTAGAGTCCTCAATTCAACTAAAAGCTTAAAGGAGCTGATTATGGAAGGCATATTCACGAAAAATGCTTATTGCAAATTTGACACAGACTGCACCGCTGTAGCGCCGCCAACGGCCTTATTTGAATTGATAGGAAGTTTGGTGAGGCGCTTGCAGGGCGAGGTGGATAAAAATGGAATACCAAAATAATCTGAAAACTTTGCGGTTAATGGCTGGCAAGAGGCAAGCCGATATCGCTTCAATCCTTAATATCGGGCAAGCAGAATATTCAAGAATAGAAAGCGGCAAGCGTAAAATCACGCCGCATCAAGCAGCCTTAGCCAAAGCGTTTGGCGTTGAGCAAAATCAAATCATAGAAGAATATGTCGCAGACGTTATAAAGAGCATCGCACCGGCTGAAACCTTGCCGGTCTATGGCTTTCCATCAGCCGATGGCGATGGCTTAAACTTTAGCAAACAAATGATGAGCAAAGTGGACTGTCCGCCAGA